CTCCAATCCGTCTGGACAAAATTTGACTGTATATATTAACTCTATCGTCAATTCATTATTATTGCGTAGTGCATATTTTCACATTGTGAAAAATCCACCTCCTTTTAGAGAGGTTGCAGCAATGATAACATATGGCGATGATGTTAAGGGTTCGATTAAGGAAGGTTATGATGAATTTAATCATATCTCATATGCTGATTTTTTAAAACAGCGAGATATGGTGTTCACTATGCCAGATAAGGAATCGAAACCAGTGCCTTATATGAGAGACGAAGATGCTGATTTTCTTAAGAGGCACAATATATACAATGAGGAATTGCAACAGTGGATGGGCGCTTTGGACGAGGAATCGATTTTTAAAAGTCTAACATCTGTTCTCCGCTCGAATTCAATTAGTTTGTTGGAACAATCCGCACAAAATATTGAAGGAGCTTTGCGCGAGTGGTTTGCTTATGGACGCGAAATATACGAAAAACGGCGCCAACAAATGAAAATAGTGGCTGCAAGGCATGGTATTAGTAAATTGCGCATGCTTGATGTTACGTATGACCAACATGTCGCGTTTTATAAGGAAAGGTACGGTATGACAGATGAATCCTTAGATGTTGACACATAAGTGTACTCTGGCCTGGAATGCCAAAAAACTTATCCCTCTGCCCGTAAACTATGATGGGCATAAAGCTAAACAATGTTATATGTATTTGGTTACCATGTGTATATGTTTTTGCTTGTTATACGTTATCACTTAGGCTTTGCATGTAAGACACTCCTCCCTAGGAGTACCCCTATTTAGGGGAATAATTCGTCATTATATATTAAATAAGCACGCTGTATAGTCTGGTCAGACTATACTGTTTTAAATAAATTGACCACAACATCTGTAAATAGAATGAATATCAGAATTAATGAAGAGTCAAATGTGACTCAACAACAAGTTGTCGGGTTCTCTGATCAGAACCAGCAGTGGACATATAGCGTTGACAACCGCTTGGATGATGTTCACCGCACCACCGATTCTAATGATGCTGATTTAAATAATTTCTTTTCGAGACCGATTAAGATCGCATCATTGAATTGGACTGTAGGTGCCACTTTTGGAACTACTATTAACCCTTGGCAGTTGTATTTTGAAAATACACGGGTTATTAATAGGATTTCAAATTACCATTTATTACGATCAAAACTGTGTGTGCGGATAATGATTAATGGTAATGGTTTCCATTATGGCAGGGCACTGGCGTCCTACAGGCCACTCCACAATGAGGATGATTATCTTGCATGGAGATTTATAGTACCGCAGGATGCAATTGCTGCTAGCCAGCGAATGCATGTCTGGATAGATCCTACTAAATCACAAGGTGGTACATTATGTTTGCCTTACGTGTACTATAAGAATGCAATGAATATTGTGGAGCAAGATTGGCGTAATATGGGAGAACTAGATATAGGTTCTCTCACGACACTACAACATGCCAATGGGGGTACTGATTCTGTTACAGTGTCAGTTTTCGCTTGGGCTGAGGATGTTTCATTGTCTATACCGACTATTGCTGAACCTGGTTCACTTTCTCCACAAGGCGGTGTGGAGGACGATGAGTATGATCAAGGTACAGGTCCTATTTCAGGACCTGCTGCAGCAGTAGCGAGGACGGCAGGAGTGCTGTCCAATATTCCTCAAATCAAGCCCTTTGCTTTGGCTACACAAATGGCGGCAAATACTACAGGTAATATAGCTAAGTTATTCGGTATGTCTCGTCCAGTAGATACTACAGGGATAGCATCATACAAGCCAACGTATGCTGGTAATATGGCTAATAGTAATGTATTGGATACAAGTACTAAATTGACATATGATGCTAAGCAGGAATTAACTATTGATCCGGTGGCTTGTGGTATGGGACCTAGTGATGAAATGTCACTAGTTTCCATAGCCAAACGTGAGAGTTATGTTACACAATTCCCATGGTCCACATCGGATGTTCCAGAAACCATGTTATGGAATACAAATGTAACTCCAACTATGTTGGCTGTCTCTGGTGCGGAAATACATATGACACCCATGGCATTTGTTTCAACTCCGTTTATGCATTGGAGAGGATCTATTAATTATAGATTTCAGATAGTTGCGTCTGCTTTCCATAAAGGACGTATTAAAATTGTGTATGAACCGTATTTAGCTGCTGCGGGAGCTACCGAATACAATACGCAGTATACTCACGTCATTGATCTCGCCAAAGAACGAGACTTTACGGTAACAGTCAATTGGGGCCAAGAGTTTTCATATTTGGAAACCCTTTCGAGTAGTGATGTTATTTTTTCAACTTCGCCTTTGGGCAGTGCTTTACATGGTGCTGCTAATGGTAAGTTGTATGTTTCAGTAGTGAATGATTTGACAACACCAAGTTCCGTGCTTTCTGATGTGTCTATCTTGGTTAGTTGTAGTGCTGGTGACGACTTTGAAGTTGTAAACCCACACGATAGAGACACTACATTAACATACTTGACACCTCAAGCTGGAGGCGTCAAGGGCACAAGGGAATATTGGGAATATATGAAAAACTATGTTCCACAAGGTGGATTGGATAATGCCGATAATGATCTCACAACGGGTGAAGCTGCACCTGTTTCTATGGATGTAGAGACAAGTTTAGCGACGGCTTTGAGTACGTCAGATAACACCCAGAAGATTTATTTTGGTGATCCAGTTACGTCAATAAGACAATTGTTGAAAAGATACGAGTACTATACTAATTTTCCACAACTATCAGATCTTGCAAATTATTATTCGCAATATACAGTTCCTGACTTTCCTCTTATTAGAGGTTATGCAGGAGCTACTGGTTCAATGAATAACGCAGCTACGCCAGTTGACCCGACTCCCTATAATTTTGTCAATGGTATATTATTGACATGGTTTACTCCAGCATTTTTATGTAGGAGAGGTGGGATACGTTGGAAATATGTTCTCACAGGAGGTTGGGGAGCTGATGCAGCTGGTGTTATGTCTGTTAAGCGTGATCCAAGATATACTTTTTGGACACAGTCTGTGTATGATACGAGTTCTGCGGGAACTACATCACAACGAACATTGAGTCAATTGGATAGAGGATTAGATGGTCACTCAGGGATGCATGCTACACCTACGATTGTAAATCCTGTAGTGGAGATTGAATTACCGTTTCAAACTAATATACGATTTGCGCCAGCACGTCGCAAGGCAGATATTACAGCAGGATCCACGCTGAAGTTTGATAAGTACCACGAATTACGATTTCCTTCTTTGGTGAATAGTACAGGAGGTGTTGCCGCATATGTGTCTGTTGGGGAAGATTTTTCTCTCAGTTTTTTCCAAGCAGTTCCCATATGTTATGTCCAAGCTACTCCCGCTGCCAGTACGGTAGCTTAGCCCCCCCGTTTTTTCAGAATGGGTAACCGAACGAGACGGTGAAAGAATATCATGGCGAAACATGAAAGACGCATCTCGTGCGCCTAAAAATAGTAAGGGCCTATTTTTAGTGTGATGCTAGTTTAACTAGGTGTCCGGTTAACGTTTCCGAAAAAACGTAATCCTAGTGGTGACTGCTAGGTAGGTGTTCTCTGAGAGAGAGAATAACCTGGAACTGTCCGCGTAAGCGGTACATGAATTGAACTTTGACCTAAGTTTTTATACTTCTTGTACCGCAGCGGCGGTATCTGAAGTAGTTTTCTTAGGTCACAAGTTTATGAAGTGTAATGTTCCTTAATGTTGGAACCGTTTATAGCCTTAAAGGTTGGAAGTCCTAGCAAGGGCTACAAACGTAG